ATAGAATCAACTTATGATAAAGTTATACTATTTATTTTTAAGTTCTCCGCATAAGTAATTAGTTTTGTATGTTTTAAATACCAAATACCTTGGAGAAATGCATCGGTCAAATCGTCTTTTTTCGGCGTATTTAAAACGTCTACCCAATTTCCTAAAGTCGGGTTAATTTCTAAAAATTTGTTACAAATATCCACACTTGTTTTTTTGTGTTCCTTGTATATGTCGCGCGCACTCGACGATATTTGATTTGAAATAGTTACACTATCATCCATATTCGATGACTCGGATGGTTTAATAACAAAATGTTTCAGTTTATTCGCAGATGATACGAACTCAATATAGGGTGTATTTGGTTGCATAATATAATACTGCGCCAACATACCTTGGACGGTTTTCATACGAGTGGCGATTGGCGATATCTGGTTTTCCATAATAACGTGTGTTATATCGTCCACATCAAGTAGGTCATCCAAACACTGTTTCATATTTCGCCCCACTGTGATTAAATCGGTGTCTCCCGCGGTTTTCGCCCTCTTGGCCAAGACGGGATTAATCCCGCGCGCATCAAACTGTTCTAAGACAATTTCTAAACAACTCTTCTTTGTTTTCGGAGCCCCTCCTTCTGTAAAAAAATTCATCTTATTGCCTATATCAACCAATTCATCGCGACCCATTTTTTTAATACTGGCGCTAGAATTCAGTTTATTTCGAATAATCCAAGAATTGTCCTTAGCGGCGGCATTCGCATGAGTTTCACAAAAATATTGATCATTTTTCGTATATTTTGCTTTGCGGTCACATTTGCGGATAGGTTGTTTTTTCGACGTCTGTTTTAAATTACATGTGCACGCCTGTGCTATAACTACATCATCCATCAAATTTAATACACCCCAATCTTGGATCCGAAGTGAATCAAATTCGGCCTCGAAAATACAATACGCCATATTTTTTATACCTACGTCAAAACTGATCAATTTCATGAGTATATAGGGGGATACACACCTAATATTTATATGGGTGTTTACCAAAATGTAGAAAATTAGTCGACAGAGTTTAATGCGGCGGTAGCAAGTCGGTCGGCATGATGATTCCCAACGGAATGCATGTCGGATAACCCAGTATGTGCCTTCACATGAATAAATCGTATATTCGGTTCGCGTGAATACAATGTGTATATTTGTCGAACAAGTTCCTTATTTGGAATATCATCAACCCAGCCCTTTTTCGCACATCGTTCGCCGTAACTAGATGCGCACTTTATTGAATATTCTGAATCGGTTACAATCGCAACTCGTTTACCACTGCGAATATCCGATTCTATAAATGGAAACGCGCGAATGATCGCAGTTAATTCTGCTACATTATTCGTCTGTTTTCCAGGCAAGCGCATGGAAACGTTACGAACATCACATTCTCCGAAGTAAACACCGATTCCTGCAGATGCGCCGCGCATACCATTTTTACTACACGCACCGTCGGTATATACATAATAATCTGTGGGAGATTCGCGGTTGAGGGAAACAACGGCACTCACTGGAAGACCACTTTGGCTAAGATGAAGACTAACGCTTTCGTCCAAATTTTTGGATGTTATAAACGCCTGTGCGTCGATCTTTGTATCGAATTTTTTAAAGAGCGCGCCGCTAAAACCTTGGACAGAATGTTTACAATCTGTCCAATTCGTAAATACCCCAACAGTACGCCCATTTGCTACTGCATAAAACATAATATAATATAATATATAATCACCTATAACCATACGGTCTAAACAATCAATTTTGCGAATACTTTTCGAATTACTTGAATTCGAGCGTCTAAATAATCAGACGTGAGGAATAAAAATGCGGTTAGCGCACTTGCTGACTGTATTTCCTTCAATTTAATATGTTTTAACCCACTTATACCATCAAACGGCGACGGAATTAATCGAATAATAAGTCTTCCAAAATAGGACACAACCGCCAAAATACATACCGCGACTACCACCTTGGTTAATTCCTCACCCATAAGTGAAAACGTATAATTGTTGTGGTCGTTTTCGTGTAATGGAATATCTACCTTCTTTAGAAGCCGATCTATTGGAATATTAAGTAGAATAGCAACCAAGAACTGTATAGCAACTACATACATAATATCGAGCGATTTTATAAAAATAAACGGAACCATTATAAAATATACAATTATTTTTTAGCCATATAGGAATATAATTGCGCCTGCGTCAATGTTTGAGGCTCGTATTTTTGCGACAATTCGTCGCGAGACAAATACAATTTCTTCAAATCGCTTGATTCCGACATGACGACCCCCGGTTCGCGGTATGCGCGACCAGTGTTCGGGATTGGATTACCTGATCCACGTTCAGATGGACGAAATCGTTCAAAATATCCACAGTCGTTGCAAGCCTCTCTAAAGTTAGATTCCGCGATTTCCTGTGAATGTTCGGTCAAATATTTGCGATATTCCCAATTCGATTTGACTCCACTTTGCTTTATAAGATTGTCGTTTAAAATGGCCTCGGGTTGATAAGACGCAATCAATGACCGACTGTCCCCCATATTTGAAGGAAAATCGGGATATACGTTATTTGTAGCATATCCAAGACGCGATACTTGTCTTGGCGCTTGTTCACATGCGTATGCCGATGATATTGGTTCTGGCTGAGGGTAAGAAAACATTATATATTATTCTACATATATTGTTTTGGAGGGAAACGTATGCGACAACCGAAGTTTCCCGTGTGGAACACTTCTCTTCACTTCGCTCACACCCGCGTTCCGGTCGCTCGCCTCCGCTAACGCTCCGGTTCGCTCCAAACTCCGTAGACATAGTCGAATGAGTTTTCAGAAACTCCTTCGAAGGAGTTCGGCTACGGATCACTTCAATTTACCTCCGTGGATGCATTTGATGAAATAGAATGAGTTTCGATGATTTCAATTAATTGCGCCTTCTTCATCTTGGTCGCGTCGATCACCCAACCCTTTTCGACGACGAATGCTTTTAAAGCGCCTAAATTCATTTTAGTATAATTCTGTAAAGATGCAGATTGAATTGGTAATGCGACTTCGGATGCATCGATATGTATATCATCGGACGAAACAATATTTAGCTTACCTACATCGTTTGATACAATAGTTTCTGCGTTTACATTCGTGTCGTCTTCGTCGGATACCAGAATTCTTTCGTGTTCAGAATCGCTATCGCAATCACTATCATAATCACTATCGCACTCGCTGTCGGATTCACTATTACTGTCTTCTTCTTCTTCTTCATCATCTTCGTCAACCTTATTTAATTCCTCTGCACGGGCGGCGCGAATGTTGTCTGAAAGAAGGCTCGTATCATGCGGAGATATAGCGTTATGAGGATACGGTGTGGAAGGACGGACATACGACAAGACCACTCCCTTTACATTTGATAACTCTTGGGCCAGGTTATTGATTATCTCAAACATAGTATCTTGTTTGCTTTCGGCAATACTCAATCTCTGTTTAAAGTGGTAGACCAATAAGAGAATCAATACAAATGTTATGCCTAAACTAATAAAGAACGACGTTTCAATAAAACTAAATGCGGACATTTTTTTATAATAATTGAATATTTAAACTGCAGAAAATAAACGAACGGGTTGGACAAAGACCTTCGATATGCGTCGCACATCTCCGGAGTTCAGTCGCTCTAAATCCGAAAACTCCGGAAAATTCTACTAGCGCCTACACTTCCCTTCGAAATATTGTGTATTCATAGTATATAATAGCGCAAATGGATACAACTCCACGAAATACCGAATTTAATAATATAGAACCTTTATCTGAAACGATGAATCAAGGAGAACCTGAAAATGCCCCGTCAAGTATGGTTTCTAAAAATGTGATTATTATCATTTTGGCGTCTCTCCTGATTTTATCATTTTTAGGAGTAAATATATTTCAAAGTGTGATTGTTGCGATACAAAATCTTGTAGCGCAAATATTGTCCATATTTGGGTTTTATACAGGCCTATTGATTAATTCTACAGCAGATGTTGTCGGTGATACGGCAAAGGGCGGGGTAGATATCGCCGAAGGAACTCTTCACTCAATTGGTAATTTGTTACAAAATGAGGATAATATGAACGGAACTCCGCCTGCTCAAATGCAATGGAACACGAATCTGTTTAATTTGAATCCTACCGAAAAACCCGATAGTGGATCTCAATCGGCAAAGCCCGAAGTTACTATTCCCCAAAATATAGATTCTGATTTAAACAAGGGAACGCCGAAAGTTCCTAAGTATGAGCCGTCCGATTCAACTGCGAATAATTTAACATGGTGTCCTGTCGGATATTCGAATGGAACCGGTAAATGTATTCAAACTAGCACGAATGAAAAGTGTATGTATGGAAAGGTATTCAAAACGAAGGGTGAATGTGAAAAGGATATAGACCAGGTCCCGTTTGTTGGATACGCATCCCAAGGGCGGGAAATTAATTGGGGGCGTCCGCCTCCACCACCGCCACCGGCCGCATTAACTCCGCCATACCAACCCCAAATGTTTAATGAACTTCCTGGGCAATCTTGTGGTAAACCGCCACAATTTTCTAATTTTGGGCAGATGGGACAACCGATTGTCTATAAACCGCCCGCGATGACTGGTCCGATCCGGCAACAGCCGAACTTCTATAATCCCATGGCTGCGAATATGAATACACCACCTCAGCAATCGAATGCGAATGCGAATGCGAATGCGAATGCGAATGCGAATGCGAACCCGCCTTATGTCCCGCCGGCGCTGCCCCCAGTTCTACCTCCAAGTAATATAAATAACCCAATTAGCACAAACGCGCAACCATCGAACGGCTATACTCCAATTATACCATCCGTGTCACCACCTGCTAGCCAATCTCAATATCCAACTATAGATGTTACTATAGTAAGCTCACCTGCGGTCCCAATGTGAAGCGATCCGTAGGCGATAGCCGTATTAGTGAACGAACCGGTCTAATGTAATACGCCCTTCTCCTATAAGGCGATTGCAAGCCAAGAATGTTGGGTCATTTGGATTCATTATCTCGCCAATAATTTCATATCTTGGTTCGCCGCCAATATTCGATACATAGTGATCAATTTGATAAAAATACATTGGATAATATACCTTGGTCATCCAGTCATCGCAAAACCAGTTTTTTATTTCTTCGGGGAAATAAAAACCAAATATTTCCATGTGCTTTCTAGAAACAAACGATTGTGTTTGTATAAAACGACTCCCACCGGGTAAAGAATCTTTCGACCCATGTTTGATGCGTCCGTAGTCAAGGGGGCCGGTTAATCCGACACCCTTGTTTTTTTCCAACATTTTAATTGAATCGGTTACCCAATTCTTACTGCGAAATACAATGTCGTCTCCCGACTGAAAAAAATATTCGCATCCGTCACCGTAAGCCTGTTTAAATGCTCGATTCCACATATGCGTAACCCATCCCTTTTGTATACCTTGAGTGGAAACGAATTTGATTGATGCGTTCTTCATGACCGAGACATATCTCTTAATTTGATCGCGCACATGAGGGATCGATAAAATACGATCATCATCATCAACGGCCAAATAAATAGTGTATTTGTATCGAATACAACATGTTGTAAAAAAAGAGGGGAAAAAAATAGAAAATAATGCGGTTTCCTCTAATTTATTCCATGGTCGATTTCTGCTAGTGCTCGGTATTAATATACCAATGTGCGAAGACATGATATTTAAAATATAGGTTATTTGTCTATATTGGTTTATTTTACATTCATTCTATTAGCGGCTTGGACGAACCGCAGTTTTATATATAAAGAAGTTTTATACAAAATGATATAAGTACTATGATCTTCACAATATAATATAATGGATATTAGTAGCAATATGATTTGGTCAAATTTTCAGGGGGGAACTATAGATTCTGAATTAATCGAGGACGCAGAAACGGTTGGTGCTTCTGGATCTGTTACTATATCTATCGGAATGGACGTCGATGAACCGGAGACTGAATTTGCGAACATAATGGACATAGATTTTGTAGCAAACTCAAACTCAGTTGCGACCAATGAACTCGACGAGGACTACCATTATACGTGGGAGGGGGATTTTTTTAAACAGTTCAGTTGGTTGAAAGCCCAAGATGATGGGGGTGGCGATGACGATATTGATTTGGATATCCAATCAATACCACAGGCCGAACGAATGCGAGTTTTCTTACAATGTTGCAAATTAGTTGAGAACAAAAATAAATCTGTTCTTGAGGATGAAAACGAAATGTCGGATGATGCATATAGTGCACCACTATATATGTATTACGTATCTTTAGAAAATCAAAAGTTGATGTTGCATGTTGATTTTAAAAAGGATTATGATACGATCATTTCGGATTGTGAGAAGTTATATGAGTATGTAAAGATAAACCACCCCCTTCGAGTTATATATGTAACGGAGGTGCAAGACTTATATGACGTAGATAAGGATGTGAAATTATATATGAATATGTTTGGGGTTGATAATACTCGAGGCGGATCATATACGGATGTGGAACTTCCTGACTATTTATTGAAAGCACTTACACATGAACAACAAATCGTAGATATAGAATATTATGTTAACCGGATCATTTAAGCATAATATATTTGGTCGGAACACTGCCGTTCCAGTCACTTTACTTCGGCTCCGATGACGCTCAAAAATGTAGAAGCAAAATTTTCATCAATCGTTCAACTATTTTGGCTATCGCCGAAGGATCGCTTCAATCCAAAAATTTTTATTCATTCCTCGAATACCGAGTACGGTATTATGCTAAATTATTTATATCGCACAATAGTATAATATTCGAATTCAATAATATGATAATTAAATTATTTACTATGGTAAAAAATGAGGTTGATATAGTGGATGATTGGTTAAAATATCATGGAACCCTATTCGGATATAATAATTTAAATGTAATTGATAATATGAGTGATGATGGGACATACGAAAAATTACAAGAATATGTGAAAAAGGGTATTCGACTATATCGCGAATTGGACTATACGAAAAAGGGTGATTATATGAATGAATTGATACACCAACCAGATCAGGGCGATTACGATATAGCATATCCGTTAGATATAGATGAATTTATTGTCTATTATGATAAAGAGAAAAATAAGCTGCTACCCTTCAAGACAGTTGGTTATTTGAATTCGTTGAATCTCGAACATAATGTGTTTAAGGCAAACTATATTCAAGTCCAAATTAACAATGGGTCTATTTATGGATATAAACATGCGACAGTCGATGCAGAACATGGAAAATATGACGATTATAAAGACATGGCGAAAACGTTTTTCAATCGGCACACATGGAAGGGTGAGATTGACCATGGAAACCACTATTGCACACCGGATTATTTTATGACTGACGTATGTTTAGTTCATTATCATTGTCGAAACCTCGATCAAATGAAGGCAAAGGTAATAAATAACGTCAAAGGATTGGGTTATGACGAGACGAATATTAAAAAATTACAGGAAAATCTACATGGTTGCGGGAATCATCATGTAAAACACATGATTGCAATATTAAACGGCACATTTTCAATCAATACAAATTTTCAGTCGGATAATCCGGTCATTTTAAAACCGTTGTCTACTTTTATTAGTATGTTATAGAGACATATTTGGAGCGATCCATAATCAAAGAGAAACGTAGGTGATAGTCAATGTACGAAACTCATGATAATGTATTAAATACATTACCATATTTGGATTAAAACTATGCATTTTTCTACACCGGAAGTGCAGTTACAGCAAAAGCATTGTATGATATATCTGAGCTTTGAACAACGACGGCATTTTTGCTTATGTCTGTATTTGCCTGATATAATGTGATGATGCTATTTATATTACTATTCTGCAGATTACTAGTATTTGTTATTAAATTCACATCTTCAATATTTATGATTGTCCCATACTGAACGTCGCTTAAACTAGACGCTTTATCGTTTGTAATATTACCACCGTTTACATTACTCCTATACGCTTTTCCTCCAGATATATCTGTAGAATATTCCGAGTATCCCATGTTTACAGTTATCACAAACGTATATACATATTGAGTAACTGTTTGCAATTGAATTGGTGGTATATATATCGCTCCAACAAACTGTGTTATATTTACTGACCCCGTTACACTAGTTTGAACGTCTATAGACATGTTGACTGCCGATACGTATAAATCGGTAGAAGACAGTGGATTAGCGCCATTATAAACTGCATTTTGGGATGCTACAAGTGAAGTGCTATAATATACATCCATCTTCGCGCTTTGAATAAACAATTGTGCCGAGTTTATCTTATTTGCTATAACGGTGCTATTAAAATAGGCCGTATATGTTATCGAAACAGGAATAGTAAACCCGAATGTAAAATTGTTTGTATCCGGACTCAATATAATAATATCGGCCAATGTATTCTCGCTTCCATTATCATTCGTAATATTGTAAATAGGAAAGATGTCGTATAGACGTTTAAACTCATCATATGGTATATCTTGAAATGTGATAGTTTGAGCATTTTGATAGTTATATAATGGAACCGCCGGATCATAATACAACATGATTGGTGGACCCGGTACATCACATGCGGTTGTTGACGTAGGCACTAACGATCGTGGACATGCACGAGACGTTGTATTAGATACACTCGATAGGTATGCGAATTTTGATCTTTTCGATGAATTGTTCGTCGAGTTTTGGTATCTCAGTATTTCGGTTTTTCGACGCATATCTAATTCACGTGGGGTGTATATTAATACTCCCGACGAATCGTATATGTAAGGCGATGTTATATCGTATCTGGTATCACTACCGGCTTCGTGTAAAAAAAACCGTTGACGTTGGCGGCGCTGGTTTGTGCAAGTCAGCAAAATGTTCGCCATTGAAATATTATGTATATAGATACTTAATATTTGAATATAAAAAATTCAATTCGCTCGATTACTATGCATTTGACGAATACCACAAATTCGATATGTAGTATGGAAATCCACTCGCGTCTGCGGTTCCGGCCGCATTCGCCGCGTTTGTGTTTCTACCCCATGAAACAATATTATTAAGTTGGAATATACTGAGCGCCTTGTCGAAATATTGTAAATCCGCAATATTACCATTAAACCCGCCATTGTTACATATATTCACATTCTGGTAATTCTGTTTTGGTACATCTTGTAGAATATTTCGCGAAACAATCGTTCCATTGATATAGACGTCCAACGCGGTATTCTCAATTCGGATCGCACAATGAAACCATTTTCGCAACGGAATGTTTTTTATAGTAATCACTTCCTGCGGATTCGATGCAGAAACCGTATTCATCGCAACCGCCAGATTGTTTCCGCTATTGTCTAAATAGAGGCCAGGTCCATTATTTACATTAGCCATACCATTGTCGCCGTATGTTGCGTTACCTTTGTTAAATATAAGTGAATATTGAGGCTTTTTCACAAGATCATTTACAAATATCCATAAACACCATGTGAATTCAATTCCCGTATTTTGATTGTTCGAACGTAAAATCGGTATAGAATTCGCGTTTTTAGGGTCCTGGTAGATGATAACTTCATTCGCTGCATTCATTGTTCCTGAAACGAGATAGGGGCTTCCTTTGGGCTTCATAAAATATCCAATAATTCTAACTCCTAAATTAACTAGAATCATGAATCCAATTAATACTAACAATATGAATGCGAATTTCGCAACCAACGTGTTTGAACTAAGGAAATCTGTGCTCGATCCGACTACATCGGCGTCGCCAAAACTAGATATAGATTCATTTACGTATGTAGATGCACTCGATACCTTGTTGGATACATTTGACGCGAACGACGATAATCCTTCGGTTGTATTCTCAACGGCCTGGGCTATCGCAACTGGAATTTTACTATTTTCTATATTTGGTGGAGCAGCTTGATCCATCTTTGTAAATATATCTGTTATATATTTACAACATCTTTTTTTTGGAACAATCTATAACCATGGGTAGTCGCAAACTCCTTCGACTAGCGTCTTCGGAGTTCAATCCAAAACTGCGGTTCGCTTCGCATCACCTACGTTTTCGTCCACATGTATAATTACATCCCAACTGTATATGACGATTGTTGAACATTATCTTTGAAAATACCTAGATTAAAACTGTAACTTCCGAAGAATTGAGACATCGCATTACCATTTCCGGACAAGTAGTTATCCCAAGCCTCTTGGGGACCAATTGGGTTGTTCCAATTCTGAAACCCAGCCACATAGCAATCCCACCCTGATCCATACAAGACCGGAGAATCTTTTGCGGTTGCGGGCTGATTCGGCGAACCCACCAATTTCGTAGAATTTACCAACTTACCATCGAGGTATGCGTCGACAATTGTGTTGTCCGCGCTGATAATGATATATACCCATTTCTGAACGGCAAAATTGTCTGTAATCAGAATATTTTGTTCGACCGTGGACGAACCATTGGCGGATAAACATGTAATTGTGCAATATAATGATGGTTTATTTGCCGCTAAATATAGGCGAATATTTTTGTCTCGAGAAAAAACAGTCTTCTCACGCATAGCATCCCAGGTGTTTACGTATACCCAAATTCCATATGCATATCTTGTCGATTGTCCGCTATTAATTGCGGTAATCGGTGCATTACCGCCCTCTTTCAAACTCGCAGATTTGCTAATTACAGACGATTTACTTACGAAAAACACATATAAGACATATACTAGAGCAATTACAATTATGGCTAAAATGATTGTCGTAAGTTCCATACGATTATATAATCTGTCCATATAAAATTGTTTGAACATTTCCCGACCCTATTCTTATTCAGAATCAACAATGGGCGACGAGACTGGCGGATTGCTATTCATTTTTGTATTATATGACGTCACAATTTGTTCCTTGCTTAACGGGTGTTTATAATATACGACATTACATATACCACCTTTTAATCCGCTATCGTCGCCAACCGTGATGGTATCTAGATCGTTGTATATAGGCATATCATTCTTCATCGTAAATGTTCGTTCTAAAACGCCATTTATGAACAAGTCGACAATATTTCGGTTATAATTCAACACGATTTGATTCCATTTTTGATTCGGCAGTGTTACATCATAAAACGTATGTGCATTGGCGGTATATTGTTCAGTCGGTGGATATCGTGAAAAATAGAATACGAATTTATTGCGTTCGATATTCTGATCATCCCCGCCGCCGCCTCCATAATATCTTATCATTGGTTTTACATGTTGAACACCGTGTTCGTCGGTAAATCCATAACTAAATATTTCGGTTTCCTTGTTATATGCGGGGTCGGTCGGACCCTGTGGATTTATATACACCCACATCGATACCGCATAATTTGTTAAATAATTGCCGTGAAGAGACCGGGTCGGATCGTTTTGCGAGTCCTTAGGTATTTTCAGTTTGTCGCTATTCACCACAATACGCTTTCCTCCATCCAAATAGATAACATTGTCTACTGCTTGAATCGCATTATTCATACCGGTAACGCTATTTGATATATCGGGCAAATAGGCATATACAATAATCAACAATATTTCGAATGCGATAAATAAATAAATCGAATAGGGTGTTAGATTAAATTCTGATACAATATATTCCCATAAATCCCAAATGATGCATGGTATATAAAACACGAGTTGTGCTATAAATCCTGGCCAGCCTTTCAATTTCTCCATATACTCAATTAGCGATTGATACACAATGGCCAATCCAAATAACACTATTGCCGCAATTGCGAAATAATTTGATAATATGGATAGGTTAAATAGGGAACTTGTTTGGGTCGCATAATAATATACACCTATTGTTGCGAGTATAAGTAATCCGCATATCTTCAAGAAAAGCTTGGTTGTTTCCGGTTCCTGACCCAAATTTAACATTATTGCGAATATTAAAAATATAGGAATCACATAGAGGAAAAAATACTTTTGAATATTATATTCTGCCGTTCCGGGTGATAAAATAATATTTAACACGGTTATGCATGAAAATAATACGACGGACGATATAATTGCTGTTCGTATGAGGGTGCGTCTTCGGTTTATACCGTCAGGACCAGCGCTAAAATATTCGGCGAACCAGTTATATATACGTTGTTGCATTGTATCCATCATTGTTTTCTTTTTATTTGAAACTATTTTATCCTTTTGTGTATTCATGTGTAATTATTACTATACAATAATGGACATTTTATTTCTATATTGAACACTACTTCGGCTAACGCCTACGTTTCCCTCCATCGATTATAAAATTGAATTCTAACGACGCTCGTCGAATGGGGGAACAACTTAAATATATCCAATTTATAATGGACGAAAACGTAGGTGAATCAAAGCAAGGCGAACACGCGAATCGAATCGGATGTATACAAATATTAACATCCGGGAAAAATAAGGGAACACACTGTTCTAAAAGTATAGTGTGTTCAAAAAATAAAATGTGTGTCCGACATAACAATCTGAGAATCGCAAATAATTACAAAAAACATGGTAATTATGGTAATCCTGACCAAGCCGAATTATGGGTGAATTGGGTTATGAATGTAGGAGACGCGAAGCCATCCGAAGTTTCTATATAATTGTGCATCGAGTGATACATTTGTGAATTTTCAATAATAGATTCAGTTTTTCGCTATTATACGCTCGAATGGACGAAACGCATTCGCCGTATGTTTTCCACTCCATTTTACTGACTTCCGATTCCTCAAACTTGTTTTGTTCTAAACTACTATTATAATCCATATACATTATGTAATATTTGTGCTTATATGACTTGTAATTTGACCCGGTAAAAATTTCCTCATACGGAATAAGGTTTTGAATATTTTGTAATTTGGATGGATCGTATCCAGTTTCTTCGTGGAATTCTCTTAATGCACAATCATAATCAGATTCTTGATGATTTCGGCGACCTTTTGGGAATCCCCATTCCGTCTCATCCCATTGTTCTCGATCGTTGCTTTGAGTAATCAAATCACACAATGTATATATCCCGTCATGCATTGTTATTCCTGATCTAAGAAGGTTGAATTTTTCACGCGAACTACACTCCTCGCTTTTATATTGCGCAGATATCGAATTTCCTCCCCAAACTGAATTCCACAGAGTATCAAAATTGTCTGCTTGTAGACGAGACTTTTCGTCAACAGTCATCTGATTTAGCATATTTATGATGTATTGTTTATTTGTTACCGAATATTTTCCTCGCATAAAATCGATGTGCCCCAACGTATCCTTTCGACGAATGAGTAAATATTGAGGCTCGTTTTGCACAAACCGAACTGCGATGATCCCATTACTTGTAATAGGCAATTTACAATGATGATATAAGTGACCCGATTTTCCACAATTATTGCAATATGCGTCGGATTGTT